CAGATTCGCGTATCCCCGTTCCGGCGACGTTGGACAGAGCAGGAGGTGGAGTACCTTAAAGCCAACATCGGCGAGAAGTCGCTCAAGCAAATCGCCAAGCACTTGAAGCGCACGTACCACAGCGTGAACGGATACGTCAAGGCGCACGGCATCAGCGATGCGTGGCGGGAGCGCACGTCGTATCTGATGACAGCCAACGAGGTAGCAGAGATGCTAGGAGTGCAGACCGACACCGTGCGGCAGTGGGCGCAAAACCACGGGCTTCCATATGAGATTCAGCTCAAGTACGGTCGGTACTTGGAGTCAGAGGTTATCGCATGGTTGCGGCAAGGGCATGCGCTCCGGCTCGACCGTGCGACGGCGGCGCCGCATATCCAGCGCATCTACGATGCCGTGCGCCGTGAGTACTACACAGGAGCAGAGCTGTATGCGATGAACATTCCTGCACTAACGCCGCAGCGCTTCGCCGTGGTGCGCTGTCGAGGCAAGGGACCCGACATCGACACGACACCCATTGTGGTGGGCAACGCCTCCAACGCCATGCTGAATTGCTGGCGCATCCACTACTACCGCCGTGATGCGGTGCTGGCATGGGCATGGCACTATGGTCAATCCATCTACGAGGAACCACGTCATCCAGACATTGCGGATGTGATGACTGCATGGCGCACGCACTACGTGACCCGCTACGATCTGAACGAGGTCATCGGCGAGGATGCGTTGGAGTATTGGTACCGGCGCTATGACTTCCCCCGTGCGGTGCGTCGTGGTGTCTATGACCGACCCGCCGTGGTGGCATGGCTCAAGGTACGTGGCCATGCACGGGAGGCGCACCGCCTCGACCGTGGCGGCGTGCTGTGCTATCATGACCTCATACGAGACCGGGAGCGTCGCCATGCGTAGAGCTGCAAAAGTCGATACCACCCACCGCCCCATCGTGGAGGCACTGCGCTCTGTCGGTGCCAGCGTCATCGACCTCGCCGCCGTGGGGCATGGCGTGCCCGACCTGCTCGTTGGGTACCGTGGTGATATGTGGCTCATCGAGGTAAAAGGCCCGAAGACCAGGCTGAGCGAAAGCCAACGCATCCTGCATGGCGCATGGCGGGGGAAGCCCATCGCTGTGGTCCGCACCATCGACGAGGCTCTTGCACTGATTGGAGCGACGCCGTGACCCTGCGCTGGCGTCGCATCATCGGGCGGTATCCGATTGCCCTGTACATGCTGGCCAATCAGCGCTACGTGCTACTACGGGAGATGCCCGACCGTGACGACGAGGTGATAGCGCACGGCAGGGCATTGGATGACATGACCCCCAACGACGTGCTCCGCTGGGTGGCGGATGAGCTAAGGGAGATAGCGCATGAGCTGGAGACCACAGATGAGTTGGACATATGAAGTGATTGGCGGCGCTCTGCTGGCGTGCTGTGCGGTGGTCATCGCCGTCACCGTGATGACGATTGGCGCCATCGTTGGGCGATACTGGAGCAACGATGATTGAGCTGTGCATCATGGCCGTGGCAGTGCTTCTCACGATGCTCGGCTATGCGGTGCTCTGCTGGATAGGAGGGAACCAAGATGATTGAAATCTTCCTCGCCCTGCTCTGCATGGGCGGCGTATGCCACACCGAGTACGCCACGCTGTCTCACGAGGCGGCGGCAGTGGCGAGCTGTGAGAGCGGCGACACCGTGACGCTGGGGTCGCTCGATTGGAGCGCCGTCAATGTCAACGTGGATGGCACAACAGACTACGGCGCTTTTCAGATTAACGACTACTGGATTTGGAACGCCGATGACCGCTGGATGATGCGCCCCATCGCACAGCGCCTTGGCATGACGAGCGATGCGGTGCTGAGCCTGTGGCCACGCCCCAGCGATGCGCCGCCAGCGGTGCAAATCGCCGCCTTCGAGGTGATATGGGATGAGGGCAGAGGATGGCAGCATTGGGCGGCGTCACGGCCATGCTGGGAGAAGTGGATAGACATCGAGGAGCAACAATGATTCTCAATGACCAACAAATTACGAGCCTCGCCGAGCGTGGCATGATTCAGCCCTTCGCTCCGATGGCCAAGCGGGGCGGCGTCATCAGCTACGGCGTGACGTCGTTCGGCTATGATATGCGCGTGGCGGATGAGTGGACCCGCTATGTGGGCGAGTACTCCACGCTTGACCCAAAGCACGTCACCGCATCCCGCACCGTGTCGCACCGTGCGGAAGCCATCACGCTCGATCCGGGCGATTTCGTGCTGTGCCGGAGCGTCGAGCATTTCGTCATTCCCGAGGATGTCATGGTCGTGGTCGTGGGCAAGTCAACGTACGCACGCTGTGGCATCATCGTGAATGTGACTCCGCTCGAGCCCGGGTGGACGGGCTACGTGACCATCGAGCTGAGCAACACCAACACGGTGCCCGTCGTGGTCTATGCCAATGAGGGCATTGCACAGTGCCTGTTCTACCACGGCGAGCGCCCCGCCGTAACCTACGCCGACAAGCAGGGCAAGTACCAAGGTCAGAGCGGCGTGGTTCTGCCGAGGGTGGACTGATGGTAACCTACATCGCCGACAGCGTGATACCGGGCATGACGATGGAAGAGCACGTCGCCTACATGGCACGCATCTCCAATCCCGGCAATCAGCATCACCACGACACCGCTCCCCGCCTCGTCAAGTACTTGGCGACGCATCAGCACTGGTCGCCGTTTGAGATGGTGTCCATCACAATGCAGATCGACACCACGCGCGACATTGCCCGACAAATCCTGCGGCATCGTTCATTCAGCTTCCAAGAGTTCAGCCAGCGCTACGCCGTGGCCGAGCTCGGCACGGTGCTCCGTGAGGCACGGCTCCAGGACAACAAGAACCGACAAAGCTCCCTCGAGGTGGACGACCCCGCCTTGCAAAGCGCATGGGAAATATACCAAGAGCTAGTCGCCGAGCAAGCAGAGCAGGCCTACGAGTGGGCACTCAGCAAGGGCATCGCCAAAGAGGTGGCACGCGCCGTGCTTCCCGAAGGACTGACAATGTCCCGCATGTACATGGCGGGGACACTGCGGAGCTGGATACACTACTGCACACTCCGCATGGGCAATGGCACGCAAAAGGAACACCGTGCCATCGCCGAGCAGGCATGGCAGCACATTGTCGAGCGGATGCCGAGCGTGGAGGGGCTGGGATAATTTGACGCACTCCGTACAATAGAAGTAGGAGGCATCATGACAGGATTTCGCCACGACTTCCGCCACTGGCCCAGCGTCGCCGAGTTTCGTGCGCACCTCGCCCCGCATCATCCGAGCATCGCATGGTGGGCAATGGGTGTCACTCTGCATCACACATGGAAGCCCCGCCGACAGGACTGGCGTGGGCTCCGCACCATGCAGGGCATCAAGAAGTACTACGAGGGGCTCGGCTGGGATGCGGGCCCGCATCTGTTCATTGCGTGCGGCTCCCCCGATCCGGCCGACGATGGCATTTGGCAGATGACGGCGCTGAACGAGATGGGGATTCATGCGGGCTACCCTGCCAACCGCCAGCACTGGGGCATCGAAGTGGTCGGCAACTACGACGCCGAGCCGTGGAGCATGCCGCTTCATGACTTGGTGGAGGGCGCAACGCTGGCTCTGCTCGATTGGCGTGGCCTTGCGGTCGGCGCCAGGACACTGAAAGGGCATCGTGAGTGGGGAAGCCCAAAGACGTGCCCGGGCCGAGCGATTGATATGGACATCATCCGACGGGATTTCGCACAAGTACAGGTGAGGGAGCAATGACGGAAAGCGTTGAGGTCAAGCTTGCGAGGCTTGAGGAAAAGATTGACCAAGTGCTGCGCCGCTTGGAGAATGGAGACCGACAGTTCCGGGAGATGGACGGACGGGTTGCGCACCTCGAGCAACAAATCAACCGACTGTGGGGCGGCATTGCCTTGGCCACGGTCATCATCCCGCTGATTATTCGTTACATGATGGGAGGCTGATATGGAAAAGCCGTGGTATCAAAGCAAGACATTGTGGGTCAACGTGCTTACTCTGCTTGCGCTCATCCTTGGCACGGTGGCACAGTGGCCAGAGCTCCAAGCGCTAGCCCCGCAACTGCTCGGCGCACTCAGCGTGGTCAACATCCTGCTCCGCTTGCTCACCGATAAGCGCTTGGTGTAGTCATGGCCACACGGAAGCCGAGTGCCCGCCGTGAGGTATCGCTCATCCGTGTGCCGGAAGTGCTGGACGCCATTGAGGAGCTGGGCATTGTTCAGCACGCATGCGCCGCCGTGGGCTTCGATCGCCGAACGCTGTACCGCATGATGGAAACCGATGCCAGCGTGGCGGAGGCGGTGCGAGGAGCGGTGGAGCGGGGCAGGGAGAAGCGCAGGGACTATTTGGAGAGCCTTGCCTACAAGATGGCGCCCGACAATCCAGTCATGGTCATGTTTCTGCTGAAGCGTGAAGACCCGAGCTACAGGGAAAGCTACAATGTCCACAATACCTCCGTTCCAACCGACTACGTCATTGACCTCGCCCTCCCCGTTGACGGTGAAGCACACGACGCAAACCCCGCCACAGCAGAGGTTTTGGAGTGATGCACACCGCTTTCGACTTTTCGTTGGTGGTCGTGGCAGTGGCAAGACACGAGCCGGTGCGGTGGAAGTGCTCCGCCAGCCGCCGGGTACGACGTCGCTCATCATCGCCCCTACCTATCCTATGCTCCGCTTAGGCGCTATGGAAACTATTCTCGCCCTCGTGGCACAGATGGGCGTGGCGGTGTCGTGGAACAAAAGCGACATGGAGCTGAAACTTTTGGGCGACCGGCGCATCATCTTCCGCAGTGCGGACAATCCCGACCGACTGCGTGGCGCCAACGTTGGGTTCCTGTGGCTCGACGAGGCGGCGCTGATGGACGAGGAGATTTGGCCCATCGCCATTGCCACGCTTCGGCATCGCCCTGGCCGTGCGATTGCGACGACCACACCACGGGGCAAGAATTGGTTATACACACTGTGGACAGACGGTGGAGAGGACTACAGCATCACGGAGAGCGCAACGACGGAAAACACGTTCCTGCCTAGCCACTTCGTGGCCACGCTTAGACAGAGCATGACCTCGGAGATGTATGCGCAGGAAGTGCAGGGGCATTTCATCGATCCGCTTGGCTCCCTGTTCAAGCGCCAGTGGTTCACCGTGGTGCCCACCGCTCCGCAGGGTCTTGCATGGTCACGGTACTGGGACCTCGCCGCCTCAACGAAGCAAAGCGCCGACTACAGCGCTTCCGTGCGGGTCGCTCTACATGACGGTGTCCTGTACATCGCTGACGGCATCAAGCTAAAAGCGGAGTGGCCCGACGTGCGCAAAGTCATCGTCGCCACCGCTCTTGCTGAGCAGGGCACGGTGCTCGGCATCGAAGAAGCATTGCACGGCTTGGCGGCAGTGCAAGAGTTGCGACGCATGCCAGAGCTAACGGCGACCACGTTGCGAGGCATCAAGGTGGACAAGGATAAACAGAGCCGAGCGATGCCGTGGGCGGCACGTGCCGAAGCGGGAGCGGTGCGCATCGTGGCAGGGAGCTGGGTAAAAGACTTTATCGACGAGGTGGTCGCATTCCCGAGCGCACCACACGACGACTATGTAGACGCGGCGTCGGGCGCAGTCGCCATGGTGGCACGCCCCGCAGTGAAAT